TTCTATGCTTTCTAGGTAGTCTCGTTCTTCTCGGGCGTCTTCTAGTGTTTTGTAGGTGCCGAAGTGTTGGGGGTATCCGTTCACCATTTTTCTTATAGCGTATGTGCCTGAGTGGGTCTTGGTGATGTATCTGTTTTCTGGGTTTCTGTGTTGTCCTCGTAGTAGTGGTCTTAGTTTGCCTTGTTGTTGTAGTTCTTGTTTTTTTTGGAGTGCGTCTTGTAGTGTGGTTGTGATGTATAGTGTTTGTTGTTTTTGTTTGATTACGTATTTGTTGTAGTATTGGTATACGTATTTTTCAACTCGCCTATAACCACTCATAATTCACTCTCCCTAACCTGTACTTAACCTTGTGACTCCTTTAATCTTTGTTTTAACTCTTCCCTATATTTAATTATTTGTACGGGATCATCCATACGCACACACTCTTCAATGATTTGTTTCTTAGAATACTTCTTAAACCACCATTTACCCCAACTTATCTTCTTTTGTTGCTTATTGTTAAATGGGTTAATAAACGGTGAATTAAACAGTAATTCAAATCCCCCTTTGCGTGCATGAATGTGACGTATGTTCAGTGTATTGTCAGTTAGTTTGGGGTGTGTTGTTAACCTATGCTGTATCTGATAATATTTCTGTTGTTTCTTAGCAACACCCCAAAGAGTGCCTTCAGAGTTTTCAAACAAGTGCTGTAATTCTCGTTCTGCTGAATACAAATTGGAGAAAAACCCATACGTAATAGAATATTCTTTCGTTCTCACCTGTATCTTGTAACAATTATCTTGGGTCTTCCAGATGCATGACCCTTTATATTTACCTTGTTGTAATTGGATACTTCGTTGGGAGCATTTCCCCTCCTGTTTTTTAAGGGTTCTTAATTGCATGGTTATCTGTCCTGCAAGATAATCCCTAATGTCCTCACCTTTAGTTTCTTCAACCCATTGTTTATAATATTTGAATTCCCTATCGGAAATCTTGATTTTCGTTATTCCTGGCATACTTACTCACAACCATAAAAAAAATTAGTGTCTAAAAAAAATGGGGGTGAATCCTAGACATAATTGGAATATGTGTCGTCTCGGATATTTTCCATTATGTCTGCTAATGATGTTTTGGATTTTGATTCAAGTTTGTCACATTCATTTATTAGTACTCCCTCGTCTCTGGTAATGTTAGCTAATCCTGTTTTCATTTTTTGGCGTAGGATTGGTGCGTGTCCGGCATTCCATAATTTAACTAATCCTTCAAAGGATTGTTTTAATTCATCATGACTCATAGCGTGTGCATCACCTTTGTCTTCGAGTATTAATAATGCCATAATCATATTAGTGATTAGATTATTGTTCGGTGATTCAATTTCGAGTTCCCCTAGTACTTCATCTATTAGTTCACACACACGGTTTACCTCTGCATCAATGTATGGAGTAGCTCCTTCGTTTCTATGTTCATGTAAATTGTCTAAATCTGTTTGGATATGGTTACTTTTTGTAACAATCAGAGATTTCCATCCATTCAGTATCTTTGGGTTATACATGAATGTATTATCTTTTTGTTTAGCTTTAAGTATGAAGTGTACAACTTTTGAGACTGGAACATATTCTGCGTATCGTTGGGTCTTATGTACGTGCTGTTTATAAAAGTGTGTTTCCATCAAACGTACCATATACTTATTGGCAGGTTCGAGGGATGAATGGGCTAACTCTCCAGGACTAAGTGCTTTGCCACCTTTGTTAAGTTTTTGGAAAAACTCTTTTTTAAGTTGTTCTGGTGCATCATCCATCCACACTACTGGTAATTGTATTGATTCAAATTTCGCTGCAAAACGGGGGTTGTTTTTCTTTATGTCTTTGTGACGGTAGCCTTCCAGATTCTCGTAGTTCTTCGGAAGATTGTTATTAATCCTCACCATGTTATGTACAAAGAAATCCATTAATGCGGTTATCCTCTGTCTCCCATCTAATACTTCCCATACTTCATCTCCCTTTTTATTTCTGCATTTGTTCATGTATAGTGGGGGGATGGGTATGCCTCGTATTAAACTTTCAATCAGTTCTTCTTGATCTTTCGGGCCCCACACACTGTTTCTTTGAAGTGAGGGGTATTGAATTAACCCTTCCTCGTACTTCTTCATAAACCTGTCGATTGGCCTTGAGTTTGCATCTGTTTTGAATGATGCTGCTGGTAACTCAGTTAGGTGTGAAATGTCTTTCAGTCCTTGTTTTGCGTCTACTTTTTTATTTGTGTTTACTTTATCCATATGTATCATATCCTTGTAATTTTTGTTATTTCATAGTATTCCTTCCCCAATATGATTATACTTTGTTAATCTGTGAAAAATAGTGTGAAGTTGCTTAACATGTGTCAAGGGACGCTTCCTGCTTGAAAAATAGTATGATTATAAGGAGTGGTTGTGGGGAGGGGATAATTTATTGGAGGTAATATTTCAATCTCATACTGCCCTCTGTTATGAAGTATAATGTGCTCCTGAAAGCAATGTTGCTTAAAGCACTACGATTCTCTTTTTTCCATAAGCACTGTTTGAATAGTGTTTGGAATAGGTGGTTATCTGTATCATCATGATGGTTACGGCCACCTGTAGAGTAATATGCTCTTGTTTTGTAACCGTGCACATCATATTTGAGCACACGGTTAGCTTTGTTTATTCTGTCAGAAAAGGATTCTGCGTATACTGTGTCCTCATCTTCTATGACTAACTCGGATCGTTTAATGTCATCAGCTTTGTCTATCATATCTGCTGTTTGTTTCATTGCCCTTACGATTGGGTTGGAGTCGGCAATAATATTTTGGAAGATATTGGATATTTCTACGTTGTAATTCCACTCCTTTTCATTATGCCATAATTGTTCTAGGTACTCCTTTTTATTCATGTGTTCCCCCCCAGTTATAGTATGTTTTTGTAGGTTTCATTCATCTGTATTAAACTATCCGCGCAAAACTTGTGCGAGAGACCATTCCTGTAACACTGCTTACACCGAGTTAACACCTGCCCCTCCCTCAAATACCAGCCATACTCCGGCAAACAATCTAAGACTTCAGCCGTGTACATGACCTCTGCCTCGTTCAAGGTTACTGTGTCAATTACTATGTGCGTGTATCGTTGAGTCCATTGGCTTAGTAATTCTTTTGATGTTAGCATCTTAGTCACCCTCTTTTAATCGAAGTTTCAACCGGTAATCCAAATATTCACAACGGTACCTTAACTTATTCCGTTGTTCCTTCAACTTCAACAATTCCTCAGTTACCAAGTGTGTATCCACTACTACTTTTTCTTCTTTTGCTTTAATTGTCTTCAAATCCTTATAATCCTCTGACTCCTTCAACAGTATCCGTAACACTTTAAACTTGCCCTCCAACCTGCGAATATTAATCTCCGAAGATACCAAAATACCCCTAGTACGGAGCAGTAACTCCAAATCATCACCCACATCTTCCAGGCAAACTCTATCTTTTTCAATCTCAACAAATATGTTCTGACACTCTTCCAATAAATGCATAACTTCTTCCATCAATGTACTTCAACCTCCCTCACATAATGTTCCAATAAATCGAGACGATCACGTTTAGTTAACTCTTCCAATGCCTCTTCCTCAGTTAATAATTCACCATAACTATGGCTAGGGTACTGGATGTCATAGTACATTAGGACATACCATCCCTCCCATGTTTTATAAGTGTAATCTAACCGTCGGATTCCTTGTCGACAGTTCATATTCACATAATCCGGCACATCCTTACGTGTTAAGTTATCTTTGAATGGTACTGTTAATATGACTGTGTTGTCTTCATCGTAAACAGGTATGTTCCCCTGTTCAATTTCTGTTTGAACATCCATCCTTTTATCCCCCCATACTAATAGCACACAGTAACCCTACTAGGAACTGTAACACTAAAAAGATAACAACCAACACCAGTACGGCCATAACGCCTAGTGCTAGGTATCCTGTGTATAGTTCTGCTTTTCGTTCTCCTTCTTTTGGTGTCATATTCTGTCACGCTCCATGTACTGTAAACACCTGCGGACTATTTCATCTTCGGGCAACTTGAGGAACTCTCTGACCGCTACTTTCTCAACTAGGTCAGAGTCAATTAGGTTGTGTTCCTCATGGAACTTTTCTAATTTTGCCTTGTTACCATATTTGAGTTCTAGGAAAACCTCCGGATTAACACCACGTGGAATCACACTATCCATGTGCCTCCCAAAATCTGTTACTACTTCCTTAATATATCCTATCATTATCGTTCACACTCCGTGCAGTATTGTTCATAAATGTCATCATTAGTTATTTCATCATCTAAATTGTCAATATCATACCTGCGTCTCAGATTGTTTGCCACAATCCCCACACTCCGAATATTCATACCCGCCACCAACTTAATAATAGTGGCTACCTCCCAGACCTTACTGTCATATTCCGCCTTCGTCATTCCCTTCAACTACATCACCCACATACAGTTTTATCTTGGTATTTTTCGGATCTTCCAAATACTGTCTTAGGTACATTTTGTTTTGGAAGATTTTTTCTAATCTGCGAATATCTCCCCGTTCCACATAACTTATGCGGAATACTCTGTTTTTGTGCTCGGGGTAGTTATCGATTTCCCATAGTTCAATGCGTTTTTCTGTTAACTGCACTGTGCTCACCTAACCTCTATCTTCTTGTATGTGTATCCCATAGATTCTGGGATGAACTCATACTTTGCCCCGTTTTCAACAGTCTTGTTTTCTGCCGGTCTCCGTGATGGAGTTACCACGTAGAGAACATCTCCCTCATGTAGTGTGATGCTTTCTCGGTTGAGTTGTAGTCCGAATTTTTGAGCGATTTCTGGGTGCCCTATAATTGATTTGGCGGTTTCCCCTGCTCGTATAAATTCGTCCTTTGTTATGGTTTTGATGGTTATTGTAGCATCACCATTAATCATAGCGACACTAAATCCATTGCCTATGTACTTCATCGTAATCCCCTCATTTTCAGTTCTTTTCTAATCTTCCGTAATTCCTCTTCAAAGTCTTCCTCAGGTGTGCCACCAAGTCCTATGCTCCCGAGTTGCTTATCCCCTTGTTTCCATAGCTCCTCATATTCCCGGAGGTACTTCCTCTGAGCGAGGTTGTGTTTTTCTAGGTAGGCATAGTAGGAGCATTTAATGCAACAATACTTTGTTGCATTATACTCCCTGCCGAGTGGTACTCTGAATGTCCTGCCACACCATTTACATTTACGGGTGCGTGTCTGATTTTGTATTAACATTGTTCTAGTAGTTTGAGGCACTTGTTATAGGTGTCTTCTCCTATTTTGTTGCTTTTTTTCATACTGCCTAATTTGTTTGTTACTGTCTTCTTGTTGAATGGTACTTTGTCCTTGAAGTCACGTTTTATGACCTTGAAGACATCGTTTAGTATTGGGTCAATATCTTCAGGCAGTTCAATTTCACTTTGAACACCATTCCCCTTAGGTGTCTTACCAGTCTTCCGCTTCTCTACTTCCTCAGGAACCGGCTCAACAATATCCAACATTAACAACCATAATGTCCGCCGGGCGTAGGTCTGGGCAGCCTGCTCATCCTTCATCAAATAAGTCAAGTCCCCCTTAGGACTATCATGGCGGGGGTAAACTTTCAGTTTGGTACTGACTTGATCCCAGGCACCAGTCTCCGTGTCGATTATCTGCAAGTATATTCGTTCATCATTCATGTAGAACTTACTTGCCAGTTTTTCCTCGAGTAGTGCTGGGATTATTACTGGTGTGATGTCCTGCAACTCAAAATAACTATACTTAGTATAGTTGTTGTAACCAGTCTTCGAGATTTTACTGTTGAGTAACACATTCTTGACTCGTTGAATCTTAAGGAGTAATTGGGACTGTTCCTTCGTGTAAGTGCCAAACCGGTTCCGGTAATCCTCGACTGTCTGCTGTAACTCTGTTACTTTCTTTTCGAGGTCTTTATTCTTGTTAACATAACTGGCAAGTAATACTTCGTTTGTGTCTGTCATACACCCACCACCATACAAAGACTAACTAAAAAAGCGGTTAATACAGCTACATAAGTAGCAACACTACTCATATTCACTCTACCAATATCATTTACAATATACTTCATATAACATCCCTCATTCTCATGTCAATAATTACCTGAACGGTTCCAATGTTAGCATCTCTCACTTTACGAAGATACGCCCCATTAATCTCATTCTCACCCACAATCTGCTTATTCAACAACTCATTAATACGGTTACAATAATCTTCAACCTCGTCAACCACTGACCCCATACTACGAGTTCCATCCTCGTCCTGCTCATACTCAAATAATTCCTCAAGACTAAGTGGCTCTTTGACCGGCTCATTATCATACGGATCATACCCTTCAAAATTCAAGTGATTATTCGTATGGTCATGACAAATGTACCCTCTTTTCCCGAGTTGTGGCTCAAAGAATGGCCTCTGCGTGTCAAGTATTCTTACAAACACATCACCTTGTTCCTGTGTCCTGAACACTATCCTTGACACACCTCTTCCTTTTTTGTCTTTCTTCTGTTGATGGGTTATTGGGTCTTTCATTGACTCAATTTTAACTATCTGTCCGTAAACCTTTTCGCTGTTGTCATCATCCCAGAATACGTATTTATTCTTTAATTCCATGATTCTCACCTATGTTGTAGTATTTATCCATTTCCTGCTCCAAGTCTCTTAACTGCTTGAGCATTCTCCGTTTCTCTGCCATGTTCAACTCTGGACTCCCGAATTTCTCGAGGGCTTCGTCGAACTGTTTCTTTAATCGTTCGTGCCTTTTCAAATGTCTCACCTTGTCTTTAATCTGTATGAGTTAATTTCATTATCTGCCTGTATTAAGCAGTCCCTCACTTTATATGCAACATCACGATGAACACTATCATAATTAGCGTTCCCTCGGATAAACTCCCTGTTTAGTTTCTCAATTAACTCCTGTAGGTCTCCCCTCATATTGAGTAACTGTCCTTTTTTAGTTTCTTCTACCATCAGTTATCAATCCTCCAATTCCTTTAATACTTTAACAAAATTTATGCTGTCTCTTTGCATAGCCACTCTATCCGAGTGTTTAACTTCAATCTTCCGTTTTTCTACAAGCTTTTCAAACACCACGGTCTCATAATGATACCCTTCTTCATACTCTGGAACTGCCATAGAAAAGTCTACCCATACATGTTCCAGTAAATCCAAACTTTCCACTGCCCGATTATAATTCACTAAGCCAGGGTAATCTATAACCTCACGGGGCATACCATTATACTGAACAATCTCCACACGTGGAAGACAATGCTCAATAAACGAGTCAACAACCCGTGACATTGGCACATTAAACCGCCGGCAAAACCTTACAAACAAAGCAGTATACCGCTCATACAACAAGATACCCGCATCTGCATGTTTCTGATAATCTGTATACTTACTCATTCTCTGACACTCCATGTCTGCACTACAGTATCAAGGATGATTCGTTCACATTCATCCTCATTTCTTAACCATTTCCTCACATAATCTCTTGATTTGCCTGTTACGTTTTGTAATTGTTTGAGCATTATGTGGTTGGGGATGCTGTTGCCGTAGTCTTCTTTTAGGTGTTGTACTTCCTTGTTCATCAGTTCCTCAGTTTTGGCTTTTTGATTGTTCCTCATGTCTACTACGGTTCCTTCGGACATTTCAATGTCTCCGGAACTGTTGATACAATAGGTTTCAATGTCAATAGCTAAGCGTACATCTTCCATCTCAACCTTATCGGATAATCGTAACCGTGCACTTGCTTTGGATAATCTCATTAAAGCTTGTAACTGCCGGGTATTGGCCTTGCTTTGTTGATATTGTGTGTGGTTACGCCATTTCACAAAGAACTGTGATATGTGGTGTGAAGCTTCATCAGTCATTTCAGGACTATATTTCCGCCGGGCATAACTAATATACTTGCGTATGAACTCTGTGTCAAATGCGGCTTCCGGTGCTTTTCCCATTCCTAGTATGCTCTCTGCTAGTAGTAGGTCTCTTTCTTCATCCACAACATCTCTGAGGATAAAGATAAGGTCAAACCTTGAGAGTAACGGAGTAGATAATTGTATCTGATCCATCAAATCCTTCTTATCATTGAATGAACCAAACTTAGGATTCGCTGCTGCCAGTACACTACACTGACTATGAAGTGTAGTGTTCATACCAGCCTTAGCAATAGATATTGTCTGCTGTTCCAATGCCTCATGAATAGCACTGCGGTCATTCTCACTCATCTTATCAAATTCATCAATACAAACATGACCCCCATCAGCGAGTACCATAGCTCCTGCCTCGAGCGTCCATGTATCATCAACATCTTTCACAGCAGCCGCAGTTAATCCTGCCCCACTACTGCTCTTCCCACTGGTGAATACTCCACGTGGTGCCAGTTGTGATACACCCTGAAGTAATTTGCTTTTCCCTATACCCGGGTCACCAATAAGTAAGATATGAATATCACCCCTTTGTGTACTGCCATCAGGGTGGGTTTCTTTATCACTACTCGCTAATTGCAATAACAATGCCTTCTTAAGCTCCTTGTTACCATGCAATGACGGTACAATTGCCTCGGCCAATCTGTTGATAACATCTCCTTCACCGGCAACTTTTCGGATCAGTTGTTTATCATTGCCTGTGATGGTCACATCCTCGAAGTTACGTTCCAGGAAGTCAACATCTTTAACAATGCAGTACTCAGTGAATCGGTTGTTATTGTTGGTGTTCCTTAGGTCGATTACCCCAGTGACTTTAATCTTGTCTCCTGGTTTACAGGTTTGTACCATGCTATCGGTTAGGTAGCATTTTATCTCGACTGGTTGGAATCCTCGTTGTACCTCTTCTAATCGTTCTTGTACTGTGAATAGTTGAACGTCTCTGAACTCTGTGTGTTTGGTGTCTAGTGTGTATCCTTTTTTACGGTCACAGTATGGGCATTTCTCTTTGGGGGCAGTTACCTTGCTATCATATGCTAGTTTGATAGTGGTTGTTTTGCCACAATGGTTACAGTTCCATGCTGCCCGTGTTATCTGGTTGAATACTGTTCTAGTTTTTTTGACGTTGCCCTCGAAGCTTAGTATTTGTCCGTGTGTTTGGCTGTGTATTTGTCTTATTGGCGTGTTGGGTATGTTTTTTATTTGTACTCGGTGTATTGGTTGTATTGCTAGTGTTTTGATTGTGTGTTCTAGTAGTGGGATTTCGGTGTCTGGGTTTTTTAGTAGTTCTTCGGCGTATTCGTAGTAGTATTGGTAGAGTGTGGGGTAGTCGAGTTTGAATGTTCCGGTGTTGGTGGTTAGTTCGTGGTGGTGTGTTTCTTGTAGGATTTTTTCGAGTCTTTCTGTGTCTGTTGGGTATATGGTTATCATTCCTCCCTTTGTTTTGTGTTGTGTGGTTGTATCTCTCTCTATTTTGCTTGGTCTTGTGTGTTGTTGTGTTGTGTTGTGTTGTGTAGTGTAGTGTAGTGTAGTGTAGTGTAGT